ACGAAGGTGTTCCAATTATTTACAACGTATCGAGCTAGCGACGAGTGGAAGCGTATGTTTGATAGAATGCTTAACGAAAATATTACACTTGTGGAGGCTATATGAACGAAATTTTTAATAATATAAACAAAGAACTCGATAAGCATCGAGTTGACGAGTGGCATTGTATGATACCACTATCAGAAGATGGAGGGGTCATAGCTGACGATTTAGTAGCTTTGATTGGACCAGGAGGAGTGGTTGATGGTTTCGAGGTTGTGATTGATAAGCAACGCAGGGGTTTCACTGAAGCCGACGTTATCGGAACAACTGTGATACAATCGAAAGAGTATATCTACCATATATTGAATATGGGAGACGGTCATGGATTCATGGCTTCGATTACTAGAATTAACCAAAATGCGGAGGCTATATGAACAATACAGTGCAAGATAGGTTTGAAGAAGTTAATGCTCCGAGCGAGCCGTTGACAGATTTTGTTTTTATGAAATATTACCCTAAACGATTGTCGGAAGTATTGAACGGTGGCACTCCTATATGTATGGAGTTTTACTATCAAAACGGCAATACTTGGTTAAAGATAAACGGCAACGACGGAAAGTTTGCAGTTTATCAATATATGCGAGCCAACGGAAAACTACCGAAGTTTATGTGTGAAGAAATGTATGCACATTGTGTAGCCGTTGATAGGCTGTGGGTTGAGGATATGGCGGATAAGTTTGAGGAGATATCATGAGCGATACGATATACGAATTTTATTTAGAAAGTAATTATCTCGAAGCAGGGCATATGTTGATTTTTAAAGGCACTCTCGCAGACTTTATACCTGTCGAGCAGAAAATAGGTGAGTTGTGGGCTATGGTGATAGATTCACAATTAAGTTTACTAGAGCGTAAAGAAGGTGGTGGTTATCCGATTAATCAATTAACCGAAGACGAGGTTATGCTCAACTGGGAAGGTTGCGATATATACGCTGTAACAGCAGATGATAAGAACAAGTTATATTATCTCGGTGATGGTATATTAGATACAGGTTAAGTCATGGTCAGTAACTAGGATAATAAGGAGAAGCGACTAGTCTAAGTAACGAAGAGTGCAAGAAAAAGCTGACCGCCTCCAACGACCCTCGCTTCATGCGGGGGTTTTTTACGTTCGATATAGTCTAGGCTTGCTTTACTTTCCTTGGTAAATCTAAAGTATAATATAAGGGTAAAAAATTACTTTTACGATTTTAATAGAAAGGAGAAATTTGAATGAAAGATATTAATAAACTAGAAACTCTTGACGAGTTGTATGAAAAAGCTAGAGAGGCTGACAACTTTGATTGGCTAGAAGACCTTCATACAAACAAAGACTGTTGGGAGAAGACGGAATGTCCGTTTAATTCGGAAATATTTACTTTTGCTGACGACGATGGCTACAACGAGGTCAGAGGTTACTTATCGGATTATGACATTAAGACTGTAACGACTGAATGTTTAACTGTTGATAGAGTAATGACAGACGAGATGGGAACACGTAAAACCACTTGGGAGATAGACGTAGAAATGTTCGTTTATAAAAACTATATATACACTATATCGAGCGAACATATTGTCGATGCTCAAACATTTACTTGTCAGAGTATAATGAGAAGACCGTTAAATTTAGATTTTACTAAAAGTTAGACTCTCTACTAAATGCCCTCGTGTCGTGGTCAGCGGCTCGGGGGTTTTTTATTATTGAATGTATCGTATTAGTGTTTTTAAAAATAAAAAATTTTAATGAAAGAAATTTACAAAACTACTAATATCTCTAATATAGTAATAGAATCGTTCTGAAAGTCTCTTTGCTACTGTGTTTCTTTGATTTACGAAAGTAATAGATTTGCTATTAGTTATTACAAATGAGTGGTAAGATACCTAGAGGGCACGAGAAAAGTAATTTAGAAATTATCTTTTTTAATAATATTGTAATATCATTTGCTACAGCGAGGTGTTATAATGAAAAAACTGACTTATACCAATTTAGTGCCAACCGAAGACGGTAAAGCTTTCGTAGATCAAAACGGTAAGATATGGCAACCACTCAACTCAAAACAAAAAAGATTCTGTAAAGAGTATATTAAAGGACAAACAGCTACTGAATCAGCTATTAAAGCAGGCTATACAAAAGATAGAAAGGGTGCTAAGACACAAGGAAGCGTATTACTCAATCATAACCCAGTCGTGCGAAACTACCTCATAGACTTGGAAATCGCAGCCTCAGAGAAGGAAGCAGTTTCTCTAGAGAATCACCTGTCCACTCTACACGACCTACGAGAAGAAGCCAAGGACCAAGGACAGATATCCGCTGCCATTACCGCCGAAGTACATCGAGGCAAGGCAGGTGGACTCTACATCGATAGGAGAGAAATATTGACTGCAAAAATCGATCTAATGTCCAAGGACGACATACTCACTCGGCTCAAAGAATTGATTGCAAAAAAGACCGACAATGTTATCGAAGGCGAGTTCACCAAGAAACACTGAGCGACGGAGCGATTGAGCGACTTTCGTAGCTATCTTTTAGTGCTTTACTTTGGTACCAATCTCTGGCATAATAACTTTGTTATTTAGGCGGTTATAGGTTTAACCCCCGATTATCTAGAAAGGAGAAAGTTATGTCTAAGATAGATAAAAACTTCACCGCAGCGAGCCAAAAGGGAGCTGTAAATTATAACGCAGTTGTTACATTGATAGCGACGCCTTCGGGTAAATTCCCAGCACAAGCAGGGAAAATTATCGAAGCTTTACTTACTGCGAAAGACTACAGTCTTACAGTGGGTGAGTTAGTTGGGACTGACGGCTCAACGGATTCTGCTTTATTAAAAGCGGGATTGGTTACAGTCCAAACGCCGATGGATATCTGGTCTCATTACAGAGCTAGACTAGTCGACGAAGGATTGGTTACAATTAGCTAATTCTTGATTGGTTACAAAGGGCGACTTCGGTCGCCTTTTTTATGCTCTACTCTAGTCTATCGCTCTACTCTATCAATCGCTCTATCGCTCGCTCGCTCCGTCTCCTCTACCTCTACCTTCTACTCTATCTATCAATCGCTCTATCTTTGTGTTTTCGTTCGTTCGTTCGCTCCAGGAATCCAGGAAATTGAAAATGTTGAGGGATTAACTAAGTTAGTTAACTTAATTAACTTAATATATAACTTAACTTAATTAATATTAGCTATTGACATTAAGCTAAATATCAGGATAATAAACAATATGAATACAGAAAAAAAGGTTAGCACACCTAAAAGTGCTGAGGTTAAAGCAACCAAGAAACAGAACGCTAAAGAAGTAAGACAAGCTATTAATAATATTGATAGTCAAAAAGCTCTTATTGATACTAACTTTACTGCTAAGTCTGGTTATATACCTAACGCAACTGTTAAGTTATTAACAACAGATCAAGCTCACTTGCTACCACAACAAGCACAATGTTTTATACAAACATTAGCTAGTATAGATGGTCATACTACAACTGTTGATGAACTATGCGGTGGTGATGTTGCAGGTGAAAGCCTAGTGTATAAATACTCTAACTTTAAAACAGTACAAACTGCTAGTAGAGTATTTAATCATTATAGAGAAAGATTAGTTAAAGAAGGTTTTATAACTGTTAGCTAATTAAATTAACTTACTATTCATATAAGGGCAAGTCTATACTTGCCCTTTTTTTGTGCCTATTTTTTACCCCCCTATACCCCCTAGACCTACGCCGCCGTCCGTGCCCTCCGCCGTCCCTTAGTTTCAGCCTCAAAATGCTATCTACTTTACAAATAAGTCCCTAGTGAAAAAATTTTGCAAAAAAATTTTTATGAATTATACTTTTGCTATGTCTTTAGTTATTTAACAGGAGTCATACATGAAAAAATTACTAAATATAGTTGGAGCCGTCGCACCCACACTTGGTACGGCGTTAGGTGGTCCACTTGGTGGTATGGCGTCAGGCGTTATATCTAAAGTTTTAGGTGTTGATAATAATCAACAAGCCATAGAGCGTGCAATACAATCCGCTACCCCCGAACAACTATTAGAGATCAAAAAAGCAGAAAAAGAGTTTGAAGTTAAAATGCAAGAACTTCAAGTAGACGTTTTTAAATTAGAAACACAAGATAAACAAGATGCACGGTCCAAGTTTGGTAGAGATTGGACCGCACGTATTATAGGTATAGCTATGATAGGTGGCTTTCTTGGTTATATATTTTTAGTTACAATACAACCACCAGAACAAAACAGTGAAGCACTGATTAATTTAGTGCTCGGTTATTTAGGAGGATTAGCTAGTGCAGTAATAAGTTTTTATTTCGGTGCGTCGCATAAGGATAAAGATACCCATTAGACCGCCGACAAAGAAACTCATTCAACGTTTAAACTACTTTACTTAAATGAGATACGAAACAACTGTAACAAAAGAGACCCCTGCGGCAATAGCAGAACCTATAAATTCTCTTAATGAGGGTTTGTTTAATGAGTTTGGTGTTCCTTTAGAAAGTCTTGGACCGTTTCAACGGTTTATTACTGAGCCTGGACTTGTTGGCGATAAAAAGCTTCAACGGGAAACAATAGGTAATATTGCATCATTTTTACCTTTTATAGGTCAAAAAGTAGCGGAAGCTAGAGGTGATAAGTTAGGAGAATATTTAGGTTACTTAGACGCATTAGGTGGGGCAAAATTAGCCGTATCTCCTTTATTAATTGCTAGAAAAGCAAGGTTAGAAAAAACATTAAAAGAATTAGATACTGATCCAATACTTAAAAATGATCCAACAGCTAAAACTTCTATTAAAAAACAATTAGACGAAACTGAAGCAGAAATTAAAAAACAAAAAGAAACAGATAAACGTTACGAAGAAATACAAGAAAAATATTCACCTGAACCTAAACGTATATCTGTCGAAGAACGTCAAGCACAAACAAGAAAATTTTTAGAAGATTATAATCGTGACGCCTATGCTAGAAGAGCACGGGAAGGTATGGATATTACAGGTTTTGATTTTGAAACAGGTTTAGGCAGAGTTTATCACGGGGGACCCTCTGGAATAACTTCATTAAGAACACCTAAATTTGTACCAGATGATTTTAACAATTTAAGTAAATCTACAGGCGGTATTTATACAGTAACTAGTAAATTTGATCCACGTTTAACAATGTTTGGAGCAAATGATAGAGCTTTTGAAAGATTCGCAAGGTCTAGACCAAAAGAAAGGGTAGATAAACTTTTAACAGATTTACCAGAAAAATCTATATATGTAGGAAGACCTAACTTTAGTAATATTGCAGATACTATGGATTTACCACCAGAAGTTATTGATCGACTTACTGATGTTAGAGATGCAGCTGTAACTGTAAGAGGTAATCCCTATGATGTTGCTTTAAACACTAGAACTAGAGGAGCCTTAGATATGATTTTACAAAACCCAGAAAGAGGGGCTCCTGCAATGATTAATAAACCTGTGGGTGATGTATTTAGAGAAGCAGGGTATGACGCAATACGTTTTCCAACTAGAAAACCAAAAGCAGGCGGACAACCTTTAGAAAGCGACACGATACTTTCACTTTACGATGAATTATTAAAAGGTTTTGACGAAACAACGTTAGCGGAATTACTACAAACTATTGACTAAATTAACAGATTTAAAAAAGATAGATGTATCTCATCTAACTACCCAAGAAGCTAAAGAGTTTACGCTTTTACTAGAAGAACTAGAAAAACGTGAACATCAAATAAAAGCTACTAGTACTTTTATGGATTTTGTAAAAGGCATATGGGCAGAATTTATAAACGGCGACCATCATGTAAAAATGGCAAAAGCTTTTGATGATATCGCTAGCG